ACTTCTGATGTTAATCTATTGGCTAGAGGTGATATATCATATCCTAGAATTGTCATTGAATCTGAAATGGGTCAAGGTCTTCAAGGTCTCGGAGAAGACTTAGGCCTAGTAGAAAAAATTCAAGAACCTAAAGAACTTTTGATGGGAGAAGGTGGTGCTGAAGAAGGTACAAGATCGGAGACAGGTAAAACAAACGGTATGAATAATATTGTTGGTCCAAGAGATGACACAACATATATAAATCCCACATATCCATTCAATCATGTACATGAAACAGAATCAGGTCATATAATTGAATTAGACGATACTCCAGACTTTGAAAGAATACATCTTTATCATAGATCAGGTACAAGAATTGAAATCGCCAATAAAGGAGATTATGTAGAAAAAGTTGTTAGAGACAAATACTCCGTAGTTGTTGGAAATGATTTTGTAACTATCACGGGAGATGTAGTTGTTAACATTGAGGGTAACGCTTATATGAATGTTACAGGAAATACAGAAACAACAGTCGGTGGAGATAGTAAAAGTGTAGTTGCAGGAAATTGTGAAAGTACAATCGGTGGTAATTTTGATGGTACTATTGTAGGTACTTCTGATCTTCTATCTCAAGGTAAGATAACAATTACAGGTAACAATCAAACAGAGATAATATCTGATACAACAATCACAGGTAAACTTCATGTAACAGAAGATGTCACAGCCGCCAAAAATATAGAGGCTCAAGGTGAGATTACAGATAGGGGCGCTACATTAGCTACTCACAAACACAAATATACAGGTCTAGCTGAAGGTGATGAAGGTGAAACAGAAGGTCCAGTTGAAAGTTTAGTAGAACGATTCTTAGACTGGTTAAATCCATTTGATTAAAAGACATAAATAGTAGTATGGCACAATTTAATAGTAAAAATAAATCAAGTAGAGTATCTCGAAGGTGGTTTACTGATATCGATATCAATATGACATTACATCCTCAAACGGGAGATACTATAGTCAAATCAGATATTCTAGCTATCAAGAGATCAGTAAGAAATTTAATATCTACAAACCTATATGAAAGACCGTTCAAACCAAGTTTGGGACTAAATCTTAGAGGTATGTTGTTTGAATTAACAACACAAGATAATATTGTGTTGAAAGATAACATTAGAGCTCTAATCAGTAGTTTTGAACCAAGAGCCAAAATAACAGAGATACTAGTATCAGATGTTGGTAACGATCTTAATGTAACAATGATGTTCACTATTCATAATGATCCGAGTCCACAAGAATTAGATTTAGTATTACAGAGAGTAAGATAAGATGACAACAGAGAAACCAATATCGTTAAATGATAAAAGTCAATTAACCATAGACGTTAAAAGTTTGATAGGTGTGATTACTATGATCTTAGCTTTAGCGGCTATATACTTTACACTAACAGGTCAAATAGCACAATTACAATTAGACACAATCCGAATGCAGGATACTGTAGAAGTAAATGAAGAATTTAGAATCAAATGGCCAAGAGGTGAACTAGGGGCTTTACCTGATGACGCTGTTCAAGATTTAAACATAGAATATTTACAAAAAGAATTAGCTAAAATACAAGAAGAATTTGATGATCATATTGATAATCATCTCCCCCAGAATTAGGAAATAACAATGGCAACAATAAAAAGTTCAAATATTAACATAACAGACTTAGACTTCGAAGATGTGTCAACTAGTCTTAAAGAATATCTTAAAGGACAAGATACGTTAAAAGATTATAATTTCGAAGGATCTAATCTATCTATACTAACAGACCTCTTAGCCTACGCTGCTCATACATCAGCCTTTAATGCTAACATGGTAGCATCAGAGATGTTCTTAGACACAGCACAGATTAGAAAGAATGTTGTATCAAGAGCTAAAGAATTAGGGTACACACCTTCTTCACGAACAGCAGCTAAAGCTACTTTTGATTTAACAGTAACTAGTCCAACAATTGGTGGGGTTACACCTTCTAACTTAACCATAGGTAGAGGTCATGAATTCACAACAGTATATGACGGAACATCATATACATTTATATCATTAGATAATAAAACAATCACACCTACAGAGAGAGCCTTTAAGTTTATTGAGTTAGATGTATATCAAGGTAGATTGACTACTGATATCTATATGTTTGATGGTCAAGTATCTAACCAAAGATTTCCAATGTTAAATAGTAATATAGATACTTCAACTATTTCTATTAATATAACATCTAATAATGTTGTAACAGCTTGGACTCGAGCTGGAGATTTAACTGGTATCACATCTTCTTCAAATGTATGGTATCTCCAGGAAAATGACGAAGGATTGTTTGAAGTATATTTCGGAGATGGTGTTATCGGAGCGGGCCCTAAAGACGGAGATCGTGTTACTATATCGTATCTTGTGACTGATACTGATCACGCGAACGGAGCTTCTGTCTTCTCCATGGCTACATCAATTAATGGTAATTCAAGTGTAACATTCACAAATACAATCAGTGCTTCAGGTGGTAAAGATATCGAGACTACAGATCAAATTAAATTCTCAGCTTCTAAATTCTATACTTCTCAAAACAGGTTAGTGACAGTAGCAGACTATAAAGCCAAACTACAAGACTTGTATCCTGGTGCAGATTCGATAGCTGTTTGGGGTGGCGAAGACGCTAGTCCAATTCAGTATGGTAAAGTGTTTGTATCAATCAAACCTTCTCAATATTCAAACAACTTAACAACAGCGGAGAAGTCATCATTAAAAACTTCATTAAGTGATCTTAGTGTTCTAACAGTTAGACCAGAGGTTATAGACTCAGAAATATTACAAATATTAATATCTACAAGTTTCAAATATGATCCTACAAAAACTTCTCAGACTAACTCAGCTTTAGAGACATTAGTCAAGGCAGCAATATTATCTTACGATAAAAATAATCTAGCTGGGTTTGATACACTATTCAGACATTCACAATTAACATCTAGTATAGATAATTCTGAACAATCATTACTATCTAATATAACAACTATTAAGTTGAGAAAAAATCATTCAGCTGTAGTTGATGGTACAAAGTCAACAATTAAATTAGACTTCGGAAACAAACTATATAATCCACACACAGATCATAATAAAGTTGGTGGTGGTGTTGTAACCTCTACAGGCTTCTTTGTATCTGGAGATACGAAAAATTATTTCTTTGATGATGACGGATCAGGTAATATAAGAAAATATTATGCAGACGAGGCTACAAGAGTGTACGCAGACAATACAGCTGGTACAGTAGACTATGGTACAGGTGTAATAAGTATTAATACATTGACATATAGTTCAACATCAAATACTGATGATTCAATAGATTTCACAATAATTCCAAACTCAAATGATGTCATTTCAGTTAGGAACCAATTGTTGGATATCACTGCTTCTGAGATTTCTGTTACGGGCGTAGCAGATACAGTAGCTAGTGGTGAAACGAGTGCTGGAGTGGGTTATACTACCTCCTCAAGTTACTCTTAAATAATGGTCCATGTATATGCATGGAGTAGAATTCCCTCATGTTGAGGGTTAAAATAATGCTAATAAGAGGAAACTAAAATGGCAGATAAAAAAATAACCGCGCTTACGGATTTAAGCACAGGAATAGCATCAGCAGATTTGTTGCATGTTATTGATGATCCAGCTGGAACTCCAGTAAATAAAAAGGTCTCAGTTGGGAATGTAACAAAATACCTTCCCAACTTCCTAGCATTTGCACAAGCAGAACAAGCCTTAACAGGTGCTGGTGCTGCAGATGTAACCAGTATGGTAACAGCTTTTACAACTGATACTGATAACTCTGGTAACAACGCAGTAACATTAGCTAATGGTATTGCAGGACAACTAAAAGTTCTTTACACAAAAGTAGAAGCTTCAAGTGGTCAAACAACTGTTGTAACTCCAGCTACATTAGCTGGTTACGCAACTATTACTTTTGATGCAGTAGGTGACAGTGCTCTCCTTTATTATTCAACACTTGGTTGGGTAATGATTGGTGGAAGTGCTACAATAGCTACGTAATCTATTATGCCGATATTTCACGATAGAATAGCTGATCAAGTCGAAGAACTTCTTCCTGAATTTTTTCAGGAAGAAGGACCTCGGTTTGTCTCTTTCATAAAATCTTATTTTGAGTTTTTAGA